CATAAGATACTGAGCATAAAGGAGAGTCTGAAGCTCGTATCGCCGCTCCCGCTCGTTCTTGTACTGGTCCCTGAAGAACTCAATCATTTCAGCCTTCAATGCACCGAACGCTACTTGGTCGGCCTCTTCGATCTCGGCCTCAGATAAAAGCTCCAGGTTATCCCCAGCCTCATTTACTCTGACGTGGTGCCGTGGGGCATCCAGGTGGTCTGGGTTAATTAACCACAAAGAAGGGTCGTAGTCTGGGGTGTTTACGGACTTCCTTACTTCCAGTGTTACCTTGTTTACTACGGTACTCATTTTTTGCTCTGGTGGTTTGCAATCTGGTCCCTGATCCACCGGACGTTGGTGGCTACCTCAATCAAAACCTTTTCGGTCTCCATAACTCTCTGCTCAACCTCAGCCAGCCGCTTTTCATGGCGATCAAGCTGGTGCTGAGAAACCCCGTAGCTTGCGGAAATCGAGGCTAAGATAAACAAGATGGTTACGATAAAGCCAAGGCTTTCCGCATTAAACTTCGGGAGAGTCATTTGTTACTATCCCTAGCAAAGAGCAAGCCTACGCTTGCGGTGACAGCAGCAATCACGGCGGTCCAATCAACAGGCTCGCCATTAATGGTATTAATCACGGCAGAGCTAACAGCCACCACGGCGGTCAAGATGCCAGAGATTGTCGTTTTCCAGCTAGACAAGGATCACCTCCAATCTTGGGTTAGTCACGCTAATTCGTGTTCGTTTATTGGATTATCTTCCGGTTCGTCAAACGGCCTATCTTCCCACCAAATCCAACACATTACCGCCTCCTGAACCACCGCCTCGACCGAGACTTAGCGGGTTCTTCAAAATGACCCCGCAGGAGGCTCAGATTTAGCTCCTACGGGCTCCTTTGCTCCAACGGGTTCTGCCACAGGCTTAGCGGGCTCGGCCTCCACAGGGGCCTCTACGGGGCTCTGATAGATAGCCAAGCCCATGACTACGACTATTGCTAGTGAAATGTAGTATTTCATAATAATTGGGGCATCCCTGCCCCTCAATCCGTTGATTCTGCCGGGTTGGAGGGATCATGGGGCATTGTAGTGGATCTTATGATGTATCCACCGCCCCACAATCTCTCGGAATCGTAACGAAATACATTATACGAGTCTTTATACTTCGACAAATAGCGACCTTCATCTTTTATTAGCCGCATGTGGGGAATTGAATGACCATTTCGACCATTTACTATGCAGTACCCGTGCAACAGTGCAGATGCGTGGGCGTGCCTGTTCGGAATAGTGAACACTTCTAATGCTCTAAAGTGTTCAGCGGTTTCTTCCCATCCATTGGGCAATTCTCTCGGCTTAATCCAGCCTTTTGTGGGCCACCAGCCCTCAGTTCTACCAGCAGTCTGGTGTACAGTGTGTTTGAACTTTTCGTACTGGGTATTCTTCCCATTTGGGCCGTCATGCTCAGGAAGCATCCCGTTTTCTATCATCTCGTACATGGAGTCGATCACACTTGACCCGCCCCACTGACGACCATTGGTGATTCGAGTGTAGAGAGCCAGCGGTGAAAACCAGACCTGATGCTCCAGTCCACCAAGCTGTTTGTTGTACGCACACATAAACGCCTGATGAGCAGCGTGACACACACACTCATGAGAGTTGCCCTGATGAGTGAAGCGTCCAGAAAAGTCCTCGGCTGAACTCTTGTGCTTTTCGTGTTCCCGTATGCGGTCGTCCCACTCACTTCGGTCAATAAACATATTGTCTGGAAACGGCTTCGCCCCAGCAAAATGCATTTCCTCCAGCGTAGGCTCCGGCAACATACCATCAAAGAAAAACTCAACGTCGATTAAGGAATGATTTATCACCGTACAGCCTTTATATTGCCAGTAAGTTTTGTTCGAGTCGTTTGTGTGCTAAGTCGATATACTCTTGATTTAACTCTACGCCTAAATAGTTGCGGCCCAATTTTCTAGCAACGTCAGCAGTCGTTCCTGCACCCATAAACGGATCAAGTACAACGCCACCTTCTGGACAACCCGCCAGAATGCAGGGCAAAATTAAATCTGTCGGGAAAGTTGCAAAGTGTGCGCCCTTAAATGGTTTCGTATTGACAGTCCAAACGGAGCGTTTGTTGCGCCCTCCTTCGGGTGCGTCGATAGACGGTTCTTTAATCGAATCCGCATCATAGTAATACTTTTCATTTTTACTCAGTAAGAAAATATACTCATGCGCCTTTGTGCAGCGATCACGGACACTCTCGGGCATCGGGTTCGGCTTGTGCCAGATAATGTCCTGTCGTAGATACCACCCATCTGCTTGTAGAGCGAAGGCAACTTTCCAAGGGATTCCAACCAGATCCTTTTCCTTGAGGTTGGCCTGACGCACCCCTCTCTTGCTTCCGAGGTTGTTGTCAGGTAGTCCTCGGTCAGTTTTTCTTTTTCCACCAAACTTGTGCGCACGGTTGTCGTTGGATTTCATTGGTCGATAATTGTTGTACGAATCCCCGAGGTTCAACCACACAGTCCCGTCGTCCCGTAGCACACGACGCACCTCGGCAAAAGTTTCCACCATTTTCGCCACGTATTCATCCGGTGTCGCCTCTAGACCTAGCTGCCCCTCTGCTCCGTAATCACGCAAGCCCCAATACGGCGGCGACGTTACACAGCAATTTACAGACTGCTCCTGAATTTCTGGCAGCACATTTAAGCAGTCTCCGTGAATGATTTTATTCACCGTACAGCCTCCAGTATGCCTTCGTATGTAGCAGGGAGAGGTTGAGAACTAATGAGCTTGTCTCCAGAGAGGAGGGAGAGGGAGGGAAGTTGGGTGGCTGAGGAGATGGCTACCTGTACCTGAGAAGGAACTTCCCCCCCTCCCGTGATGACATCTCTGTCAATCATGCGCGTCTGCAAACCTTCGACCGAAAGCTCTTTCAACGCGCCGATCACATAAGGATCTAGAGGAGACTCTGATGATTCGTAAACCACGACCACCATGCTGGGGGCAGGGGCAGGCACCCCCAGCACAGCGATCAGTAGCAAGGCGAAAACGATAGTATTAAGTATTCTTTTCATAATTACCAGTGGTGGCGACATCGGCCACTTCCGCTAGGGTCATTTCGTCCAGTTTGTCCCTGCCAACACCGCATTTCACCAGTAAATTCTGGGTTTCAATCAAGCAGTTGTACAGAGAAAGCCTGTCGCTGGGGGTTGTGGATCTGGCCTTTTTGGCGAATGTCCAAACCGGAGCAAGGCGATCATAGTTAAGTGCTAACAGTGAAATCAGGCCAGCAATAATCACCCAGAACTTGTTGTCTTGAATGAACTCTATCATGTAGTTCCTCCTGCCTTTTCTATTCGTTCTTTGTAGTCTTCCATCATTTCGTATAGCTGCTCACGGGTGAACGTAACCGCTTCCCTGCGTTTCTTGATAAGGTCGTCCACCACGTCCTGTCCGTAGTTCTCTATGACAAACACCGTGTACTCCGCACCCATTCCTTGTCGGCATACGTTGCAGGCGTAACACTGTGGGAATATCCCTCGCTCATCGAATAGTACGCCATTTGTCCTTCCGCTAACCAGATGCCCAGCTTGCATCTCTTTCCACGGCTTTTTTTGGCCGCAGGTCACACACTGGCAGTTCCCCTGATTGTCCGCTGCTTCCAGGCGGATCGCTCGGCTTAGGAGTGTCCAGCATTTTTTTTTCAGAGCGGAGATCGTAGGTCGCCCCCGTTTCTTTTTCTGCGATTTGCGCGTAGTGGATGATTTTCTTGAGGTCCGTCTCATTGCCGAGAACCGCATAGCGTACGGCATACTTAATGATGTTGCCGACAATAAATCCAAACCCATTAGCATGTATAAATAGAGTAGGAGGTATCGGTAGGTTCTTGTAATGATCCCCACCAACTTGCCTTTCAAAAACATTCATGATTTCCTTTCAGCGTTTAGTGTAATTACTGCGTCCCTGACATCAGCAAAGCCAATGATCCTTCTGGTGTCTGGAAAGAGAACAAACGTGGGGCACGCTGGAAGAGAATCGTTGTACCCACCCTGCCGTCCGTACGCAGAGTTAATTTGATACGACCCCGGCCTGCATACCCACACCTGCTTTCCGTGCATCAGGCTAGCCTCAATGGCCGTCTCATGATGATGGCAAACGCAGCCGATGTCAAAGGGCTCCGGCCCAAATCTATACCATTGTTTTGGAGAATGAGTCTGGTTCATTGAACTGCTGAACCTGTACTTGTGTCTCCAGGCTAACCTGTACTCAGTATCCCCGACCTTTGCCGTGACTCGGGCCTCGTCACTGCTGCAAGCAATCCCATGTTGCTGGCAGATAGACGCTATTACGTCCACTCCTGCAACCTGGGGAGACCAGTCGTCATGGTTACCCGTAATAACACCCAGTATGGAATCAGAAAACAGGCTCAGGTAGTGGTCGAATAGCTCGTACTGATCCCCAGGAGTTGTCCTAGCAGCAAGGATAGCGGCCCTGTGTTTAATGTGGTTGTCTATTGAATCCCCGCCCAGGCAAGCGTAGAGCCCAGGAGTATTGGCAATTAACTCGGCGTCCTCACGCATTCTCTTGAGGTCACATATGTGATTACCGGCTATGTGCTGGTCTGAGATAAACGAGACCGCAATCACCTCATTAGGGAACTCGGCAATGTACCGACCTTCAGCCTTGTGTCGAGCAATCTTCTGCTCATTTCTCTGCTCGTAGGCTTTCCAGACATCCTCTGGCGGAGAAGGGTTGTCCTCCACTTCAGGCTTAATTACAACCTCCCCCTTCCGTACACTTCGGATCTGAATACCCATACGCTTCAGCTTAAAACGAACAGCGTCGTAAGAAATTCCAAAGTATTCCTCGAAATGAGAAATTGGCGTCTGGGGGTCGTCCTGCAATCGTTCTCTTAGATATGCCTCTTTAGCGTCATCCCACCGGAAGCTCATTTAGTTCACTCCTTGAAATGATGGAACAAACGGGGATGTGCGTGATTGGCCCCACTTGGTCCGTTCCGTTAGTGGATGTCAGATGGATTGTGTGTGTGGGGAGCCCTGGGTCTGTCTCGTCCAACAGAAACCCTATCGTTACGCACGCCACCAGCTTATCTTGGCGGCAGTGATTGATAGCCTCCTCCAAGTCACTCCATCGGTCTTCCGTTACCGCTGCGTCATACCACTTAACCATCAATGCTTTCATGCCAATCCTAGCTCCTCCATGACAGTTTGAATGGGAAGGTCGCAGTAGTTAGAAGCCTTCAAAACCTTCTTCTGATCTTCAATCTTAAGATCCTCAAAGAGAGTAAAGTCCGGCTCCTTTGCAACCTTTGGTTTCTTTGGCAGAGGCTTTCGTCTCCGAAGTTGCTCGACCTTGACGATCCGCATTTTCCCAGAGATCCGCAGCTTAATCCATCCTTGTTTCTTCTGGATATCGACTACCTCGCCGTATTCCTGGTGTTTTACAGACCAAAGTTTGTGACCAATCTTCAATTTAGATACATCCATATTGCAATCCTTTACGGGTTCGGTTCTGATAAGAGTCGCAGTCTGCGTTCTCCTTTCGAGGGGGTCAGGGTACATCCTCGCCCTGGCCCCTTTTTTTTCTACACCCCCCTTTTCAGCTAGAATCCAGGGGATACAATGTCTCTAACTAAGCCACTGAGTACTAAGAATAGTTTATATTTCTTTTAAATATATAAACTTACTTAGTCTTAGTACTAAGTACTAAGTTCTCTAAGTCTAAGTTAGAGTACTTTCTAAAGGCTTCAAAACAGGTCTTTAAATCAGAGAGATGCTCTTCGCAGAGATGGAGGCTTTTATGCCTAGCTTCTGTGGATCTGCGATCCCTGTCGGTCATGAGGAAGACTTCCTCGGTAGGGCCGACCTTCTTGCAGTAGTCGCAGAACTCAATGGATAGCTTCCCCATGGGGTATCTCCTTAAAAAGCTATGTCGTCCTCATCCTTGAGTTTTTCATAGTCCTCCCTCAGTCCCTGTATCTCATCTTCCGAGATCCTTTTCAAGCCCTTTGGGGCAGGCAGTGCAGCAACTTTGTCGTTTTCCTCGGGTTCTGGCGTTATTTGCTGCACACTTACCGTAGTTACCGTACTCTTCTCTAGCTCCTGCTCCGCCTCCTTGCGTAGCTCCTCGAACCTGACCTTGTCCCGCTCCTTCTTGACAGCGGCAATCTCTGCGTTCTGCTTCTTGAGAATCTCGTAGGTTTCGGTCCATTTCAGGGTCCGCTCCTTGACCTCAGACTCGGTGGGCTCAGGCTCGTCCAAGATTGGGTGCCTGGGGGCCGGTATTCGGTCCTTAATCCACGAAAGCAGTGCATCCCGATGAGACTCCTGCACATTGATTGGAGTGTCTCCAGAGCGTTGTATGGCCTCTGCTGCGTTCCACAGCCAGAATGCCTCATACGGCTTGAACAGGCTGTACCAGTTGTTCTGGATCGCCTGCCTCTCTTCAGGCTTCCGTTTCATCCACCACGTCTTCAGCCCAGAGAATTTTACAAAGTAGCCCTCAGTAGGGTCATTCAAAAAGGTGTCCAGTTCCTTTGGCGTCATCTTGTCCTCCTTCAAAGTCTTTTAGGTATGATTGTGGAACCCAGTAAACAGGTTCGTTCCTTCCTCCACGATCCTCAAACCACTCTTCCCTCTTGGCGTCATCCCCTAGTATCCAGCCTCTAAATGTAAACTCGGGGCCGTTGCCCGTCATCAGGGCGTACTTGAAGTGACCAGGGTCGTCCGGCCTGACAATCAGATCCGAATCGTCCCTGGCTTGGCACCTAACCTGCCAGTCGGGATCAACGTCAGCCTCACTCTTCTTGGCGTTGATAGTCATCGGCCAATACTCACCTGCGACCTTAGCGAAAGCCGCCTCTCCCTGGGCACCGATGACATTGTAAAACCACTGCTCGGCCTCAGCCTTCCTGGCGAGACCCCGCCTCTCCTTGTATCCACGCTGGACTGAAGCAATCCTCCGCCTCACCCCAATCATGGAGGCCATGTACAACTCACTCCATGAGAGCGTCACCTTCCTAGCAATCATCTCAGTCCTCCTTTTTGTGAAATTGAAACACAACGGTTTGGCTCTCGGGTTCAACATTCACCTTCACACTCATCTTGTACCGCAAAGCCCTTTGCCGAAGTTGCGAAGTAAAAGCCGGAATATTTCCACTGAAGTCTTCTCCCTTTTTAACGCGCCAGATGCCACCATCATCCCACAAATGCCAAGGGTATTTAGAATTTGCGCCTCGTCCGTGAAATTCATAACTTTTTAATTTTTCAGCCATCTCAGTCCTCCTTATCGGTTAAGTAGACTCCTTAAAGCATGTAAAGATTCAATCCCATTCTCATGGCAGGCCTTGATCCACTCCTCCTTCTTTGGGTGGTGCCTTAGAATCCAATGATGCGTCCAACTCACCTTGTCGCTGCGAGTAGACTCAGGCCAGAGTTCCGCACACTCCTTGTATTGACGCAGCTTGTGCATCCAGGTTTCGCACCCAGGGAAGGCATGCGAATGCTCTTCCCCAAGTGCTTCTGCCTGAATCATTAAGTCTCCAAGCCTCCACTTGGTAGACTCATGCACGTCAACCGCTGCTTGAAACTCATCAATCCAATCCTGAGCGGCCTCACCTCTCCACTCAGAATGGGACACTATCGGCCTCGAATTTGATGTTCAGTCTTTCAGCCTGAATCATCAGCGTTGCCACTCCAGCGTTGACCGCAGCAGCATCAGCCTCCAGTCCAGCACCAATCAACTGAGCCTTCACGTACGGGACCAGTTCAGCGTACTTAGACTTCAGGTCATCCCAAGTAGCCAGTGGCGAGGTAGACTTGGCAGGGGCCGAGTAAGATCCTCCGCCCTTGAACCCGCCTCCTCCACTGAATCCAGCCTTATCAATGGAGCCCTCATAGGCACCGTTCTTTTCATTCTTCAGTTCAAAAGAGACCTTATCTCCATCACCAAAGCGTGGATGGTTCTTCTTGTGATTAGCCTTGAAGGCAAACTGATCCCCGCCCTCCACTTCAATCGTGTAGGTAAACGGGTAGAACGTCCCGTAGTTACCTTCCCACGGATCTCCACTAGGGATCGCTCCACGGATAGAACCTTCCCCCTTCGCTCCTACTTTAATCTCCATTTAACTCTCCTTTCAAAGATCGTATGGCCCCTCTTCGGGGCGGTAATACTCGGACAACTCCTTGTCTAACTTCTCCACGTCCATCCTCTTTACCTGACTGGAAAGAGAGTCTACGGGGAGTTCATAAGACTTCGAGGTGCCGTCCATGAAGTACAACTCAAAGTGTGCCCGGTCGTGGGCAGTCAGTCTCTGGAAAATGACGTGATCGACAATCAGTCCTTCTTGTCTGGTCGGTGCCATTATAAGTCCTCCAGTACTAGTTGGGGCGGAGTGTATACCGCCTTTTTCTTAAGAATGCCTGCCCATTTCTGTAACCGCTCCAGATCCATCCTGGGTTGCAGGCCGTTTTCAATCCTGTTGTAGTACGTGGGCGAAACTCCAATGGAGTCTGCCACTGCCACTTGAAGTAATCCAAGTTCCTTACGCCGGTCCTTAAGTTCCTGCGTCAGTTCCTTGTTGAGCGCAACGCTATCCATATCCACTCCTTTAAAAAAAGGAGGGGGCCGAAGCCCCCCCCGGTTTACTCGTCCTCCGAATCGAGGGCACGCTCCTTGTATTTCTCAAGAAGCCATTCCTCAATGGCACCACCTAGTGCCCGAAGCTGATCCTCGCCAGCGTTGACCGTGACCTCATCCGAGTTCTGCATCACAAGATTAATGCAGGCTCCGTCTGGGTGCCGGTCGTAAACAAGCACCCGTGATAGGTGCCCGGCATTTACAATCTGTCTAATCTCCATCAAACTCTCCTTTCATGGAGTGCATCGCACTCAGGGTTCAACTCAATAGCGGCCTCACGCCCAATGCGTTTAGCCCAGTGGTCTCTGGCCTCCTGAATTAGGGGATCGTATGCCCCTGTCGAGGAAATAGCCGTTTCTGTGTGGATATCTGGGTTTTCCCAGACAGCCACAGGATCGTCAGCCATCACGCAACGTGGACATTCCTCGTCCTCGAAGTGCCTGTGGCCGAGTACACAATAGACCTGTCTCATACATCCTCCCTCCATAACCAAGACAAAATGTAGATCCACGCACTTCCGCAGAATCCCAATAGAAATCCTCCTGCTACCAGTTCCATCGCTCATCCTCCAGTACCTGTTGACAAAGAACGTAGAAATCATCAATCCTCCAGCCTACAAGGCCATCAATCTGGATCACCTGCTCCCACTCATCGAGTGAGAGAGGTTCACCAGCCTCTGCGGTCATCCACGATTCAGTGGAATCACGCACCAGTCTCATCTTCCTGAAATCCATTAGGTTCCTCCTTGTGCATTTTAGGAACTATCCCCGATCTGTGCAATCCCTCGACCGTATCAAGCAGGCGGATAGCTGCCTCTCTTGAATAGCCGGTTTCCTCCAGTCTCTGAATGGCATCCTCCTGAATCTGCTGCCACTCCTGAAACGCATCTTTCATCCTGCTCATTTCAGTCCTCCTACTTTGGAATCAGTTTCAATCCAGACCTTCGCCCCACAGGAAAGCGGATTGTCTGGCGAATAAACGACCGTGCAAGGCCCCTCAATGTGGACCCTTTGAAAATACTGGTTGCTCTTGTACGTCTTCACGGTAATCGGGGGATTCCGTTCCCCCGTCTTACCGTTCTTCTTGATGACGTGTTGGTTAATGTGAATCATGCGTTTCATCTGATCCTCTCTTTCTTGCTGGAAGTTTGGCGATTCTCTTCTCTCTTTCAACTGACCGCTCCCAGGCTACCTGGAGTTGAGCATCAGCCCATGCCTCTCTTGCTGCCTGATCACGGCCTCTACGTTCCCGGTAAACCTTCAAGACGTTGTTTAAAGATCGCATCTCAGTCCTCCTCCTCTCTTATGTGAGACTCAAGCGAGTCGGTAATTGCGTCATTTGTGGCATCGTCGTAACCCTCTTCGCCGCAGTTGTTGCATGCCCAATAAGGCAGGTCTGGAACGTGGAAGCGGTGTAAAATACCGTCAAGTTTCGCTTCAGCCTGATAAGGCTTGGTTTTCTGCTGCATCGCTGCGCCACATTCCCAGCATTTTTCTTCAGTCATCTCAGTCCTCCTCCTTGTAATCGATACACTCAAGGCCCCACCAATCGAGACATTCCTCAACGGTCAGGCCGTCCAATTCTGCTGCAATCTCAGGATCGACCGACAGCGTGGATTTAATCAATTCAATATCCATCATTTTCTCCCTGTAAAACGTGTTAAAAAGTGGCCTCATTGGCGAGCCTTTGGGGGAGTTGCACCCCCCAACGCTGCAATCAACAGTGGCCGCTGCAATACGACCCCCAGGTACATTTGGAATCGTCATTCCATTGGCACCCAGGTTTTACCATTGAAGGTTGCTAGCACAGCGTTGCTGCTACAGAAGGCCCATCAATCAGGCCACTAAAAAACCCCGCC